AAGGCACGGTTCCTCAATTCCTATGCTCACTTCAGGGAGATTCCCAACAGCGTGCGCAAGGAGTATGCCGTTGTGGGCAGGTCCAACGTGGGCAAGTCGTCCTTCATTAATCACGTCTTCGGCGATCGCCGCCTCCATCTGCTCGGCGCTCATGCCGATGTCCTGTAGCGCGCCCTTGAACTTGCCGCCCTGTCGGGTGGCTGTCTGAAGCTTGGTGAGCATGGCGTTGATGGCCGTGGCCGCCACTTCCGGCGGCTTGCCCAGGGCGATAAAAGCATCCCCCAGGGCCGCCGTCTGTACCGCCGAAAGCCCGAATTGCCTGGCCGTTCCGCCCACGCGGGCCAGCACCGGCACGATGTCCTTGGCCTTGGCGGCCGTGTTATCGGAGAGATGGTTGATCGCGTCGCCCAGGGCGCCCATTCCGGCGATGGGGATCTGGTACACGTTGCTCAACTTGGCCATCGCGTCCCCGGCCTCGTCGGGCAGCATGTCAAAGGCCGTGGCCATCTTGGCCACCGTCTCGGTGAAGCCGGGCAAATCCTTGGCGGAGATGCCGAGCTGCCCGCCGGCTGCGGCGATCTGAGCCAGACCGGCGGCCGAAATCGGGATACGCCGGCTCATGTCTTTAAGGGTGGCGCCCATCTTAACCAGGCCGTCCGGCTCCGGGAAGTTGACCACCTTGCGCACGTCGGCCATCGCGCTTTCGAAATCCATCGCCTCGCCGATGATCTTCCCTGCTCCGTAGGCCGCGGCCCCGAGTCCGATCACCTTGTTGCGCAGGTCGCCCAGGCTGGCCGCCGCCGCATCCTTGCGGCTCATGGTCCGGTTCAGCCGATCGTGCTTGGTCCGCGTGGCGTCCAGGGCCCCGCCGAGTTTGGCATACTGCCCGGCCAGGTCGCCGACCTTCATCCCGGTCTTGGCCAGGGCCTGCTCTCCGGTGCGCAGTGCCCTCCGCTGCCGATCGATAGCCGCCGAAAGGTGGTCGGCCTTGGCCCGGGCGTCGGCCATCGCCTTTGCCGCCTGCGCCGTCGGCGGGCCGGAGGCCAGGGCCGTCTTGAGCTGCGCCAGTGTTCGATTGGTGGCGGCGAGCTGGCCCCTGGATTGCTCCAGCGCCGCCCGGTCCTTTTCCACGCGCTCGATCAGGCCGCGTTGGGCGCCGAGAGCCTTGATCTCCGCGCCCAACGTGGTGAGCTTTTGCTTGGCGCCGCCGATCGCGGCGGAGAACCCGCCCGACAGGCTGGCGCCGATCTCGATTCCCAGTGCAAGCTGTTTAGCCAACGGTCATTTCTTTCGCCGGTAGATGTCCACCGCGTCCTGTGTCCATCGCACGAGCTCCTCGACGTCCATATCCATCAGCTCGCAGTGCCCCCACCGGGTGTAGCTGTTGAGGATCAGCACCATCCGGCGGGCCGCGCCGACGCTCAGGCTAAAAAACCCCGGTACGCCTCCTGGAGACGGCCGTAATCGGCTACATCCAGATCCTCGATAACCGCCGGCGGCACTTCGCACAGCAGGGAAAACAGCCGGATCTCCTGCCCGGCGTTGCCCTTGGCGGCTTTTTCGGCGGCCAACAGATCGCGCACCTTGGGCCGGCGCATGCTCAGCTTTTCAACAGACCGGCCGTCCGACTGCACCGGGTACTTCAGATCGATATCCATCGTCCCTCCATCGGGTCGTTTGGATCGTTGGGAGCGTTTTGATCGTTTAGATCGTTTTGATCGTTGGGGGCGTTCAACGTTCTAACGCTTTAAACGATCCAAACGCCCTAAACGCTCTTCTACCCACCGATCGCCTCGCGGATCTGCGCCATCCGGTCGGTGCCGTCCACGATCTCCACCATGTTGGGCACGTCGATCTCGATCAACGTCTGCCCGTCGCTGGTGTATTTGTAGTACGAGCAGGCCACGGCCACCTTCATGCTCGTCTCCTCGCCGGGCTTCCAGGTCCCGCCGTCGATCTCGCGCCAGCGCCCTCGCACGGCCACCTCCACCGGCGTTACCGTGGCCGCGGCATCGTCGGCCTCCAGGGCACCCTTGAAACGCAGGGTGCAGCCGGCATGATCGACCAGGCCCCAGAGCTTGAGCACTTCCTCGCTGTACTCCTTGAGGGAGAACTCGCACTCCAGCTTCTCCATGCCCATGTCCAGCTCGACGGGGGCTGCCATCCCTCCGCCGCGCCATTCTTCCATCTTGCGCGTCAGTTTGGGCAGCACCAGCTCGGCCACCTTGCCCGCGTACCCCCGGCCGTCCACCACCAGGTTGAAGTTTTTCAGCACTCTCGGAATTTGTGCCATGAAAGGCCTCCTGTTCGCCCGTTGGGATCGTTGGAATCGTTGGAATCGTTGGGATCGTTTAGATCGTTTTGATCGTCGGAGTCGCCGGGGCCGCTCAACGATCTAACGATCGAAACGATCGAAACGCTCTAACGATCTAAACGACCGCCGCAAAGTAGTCGTTGACCAGCCGGCTGCGGAAGGTCACGTGTTCGGCCGGCGCCGGCGGGGTGAAGTCGAAGTCGAAGAACACCTTGCCGGCGGCCAGGTTCGTCGGCGTGTTCAGCTCCGGGTCGGCCCAGCAGTTGCCGCCGAGAATCGCGCCGATGGCTTTGAGGTGGCCGAGATAGGCGTTGACCCCCTCGACCACGTCCTGCACGTAGGTCCGGGTGATGTTGCGGTCCACGGCCCACAGGTGGGCGCGCAGCAGGCTCTCGTTGATCATGTCTGCCGTACGCACCACGCTCAGAAACGCCCACTTGGGGTCCATCGACAAGGTGCGGTTGCCCCAGAGCCGGTAGCCGTTCTGGCGGATGATGGTGGCCACGTTCTGCTCGTTGAGCAAATTGGCCCGGGCATTGGCATCGCCCAGGGCGAAGTCCACATCCCTCGTGGTCCCCACGATGCCGTAGATCTCGCGGTTGGACGGGCTCCACCAGAAGCCGCGCTCGGCGTCGCTCTTGGCGATGATTCCCGCCACCCGTGCGCTGGCCGGCTCGGTGACGATGCTGGCATCCGCGTCCAGGACCTTGACCCCCGGGTCCACCACGTACACCCGCTTGGAGCCCCAGTCCCCGGCCCACTCGATGGCGTCGGCGTCGTTGGTGTCCGGCCCGCCGGCGATGATCACGGCCCGCAGCCGGTCGGCGATGCCCAGCAGTTCGGCCACCACCGGGTTGGCCACTTCGGCGATGCTCGCCGTGGCCACCGCCCCGGTGCCCCCGCCGCCGCTGAACGCCACGGTCGGGGCGGTGGTATAGCCGTATCCTCCTTTGGTCACGGTCACGGCCGTGACCGCGCCGTCGGCCACCGTGGCCACCGCCTCGGCGCCGCTTCCGTCGCCGGTAAAAACCACCGTCGGGGCGGAGGTGTAGCCGCTGCCGGCTGTCCCGACCGCCACCGCGGACACGCCCGAGGGCCGGATCGCGGTGAACCCCGGGGCGCACAGGATGCGCGGGCAGAAGCCCACCACGCTCTCGGCGGCCAGGAAGCACTGCACCCCTTCATAGGCGCCGGTGCCCGAGTCGATGCCGCCGAGGATGGCGGCCATCGTCTCGGCTTCGGTTTCGCCTTCCTCGACGCGCACCACGATCACCACGGCACCGTACTGATCGAAGATGGCGTCGATGGCCTCGGGCAGCGTGCCCTCGCCGTCGCCGACCGTGTCGAGATTGGCCGCCTCAGTGCGGTTGCCGGCGATCAACACGGGGGTATTGAGCGGGAAGGCCGTCGCGTCGGCGTCCGGGGCCGTGCCGATCAGCCCGATCACGCCGGAGCGTACGGTTTGGATCGGCCGGTTGCCGTCGTCAATTTCAACGACTTCTACACCGTGCAAAAATGTCTCGGGCATGGCTTATTCCTCCCCTGCCCCGCCAGATGCGGGGTTGGCCCCGCCTTGGCGGGATTTGGTCTTGGGCTCGATGCGCGCCGCGGGCGCCATGATTCGGGCGACCTTGCCGGACAGCAGCATCCACTTGGCCTGCCGTGCGGTCAGCAGCACGGTGGAGCCTTCCGCCAGGACGGTCCCGGCGGTGCTGCGAATCGGTTTGAGAACCAGGTACTCTTGCATGGCTAAAGCCTCCTTTATGTAGCGGTGCGGATCAGCAGCAGTCGGAACTCGATGGCCGCCGGCATGTCCGGGTCGGTGTACAAGCCGGCCAACCGCAGATACCCGGCGGTGGCCCCGGCGTACGTGACTGCGCTGTAGAACTCTGCCGGCGCGTCCAGGCTTGGCCTGGCGGCGATCACCGCCCCGGCCAGGGACCATCCGGCAGTCGCGGCGAAAGGGTACCGCGTGTATGCGCCCGGATCGTCCGGGTCATCTGCCGGCGTACCGGTCACATCGATGCACGAATCCTCGATGGCCGGCGGCGCCGTGGCCGCCAGGGCCTCCACGCTCATCGTCAGCCAGCCCAGATACAGGCTGCCGAAGCCCGCCATCAACCCGGCGCGGTTCCAGGTGGCGCAAAACAAGCTGTCGGCCAGAGGCGCGTCGCACTCCGGATACACCGCGAGCTGGCCCGGGGTGCGCTGTTCGGTCTGGTCGGTGTACAGATCCGCCGCAAAAGCCCGGTGCAGGGTCAGGTCGGCGGCGAGCTGCTCGATCTCGCACAGCACCCCGGCCACGGCGGCCCAGTTGGCGATACCCTCCCGAAAGCCGGCGGCGGCATCGTCCCAGACGTAGACTCCGGAAAGCGTCAACCCGAGGCTGGACGCCAATGCGTTCATCAGGCGCACCGTGCCGGCCGTGATCTCCACGGAAGCCGGCACGCGCGTCTCGTCGGGGACCTTTTCGTCTTTGGAAAGGCTGGATGTCACGGCCACCTTGTGGCTGATGGCCGGCGCCAGCACCTGCTTGCAGACATCCCACTGGGTGGCGATGGCCGGCAGCATGTCGGCCAGCATCGCCCGCCGGTGGCGGATCTGCCCCCAGATGGCCAGGGCGCGCAGAATGGTGGCGTAAAGCAGCTTGGTGGAATGCACTGAAATCAGAATTGTAGCGGCCAATGCCCGCCTCCTTGAAAACTATCCCGCCTCGGCGGGATCAGTTTTGTTATCCGAAAAGAACCCGCATGCCGTGAGACACGGCGGCCCGGGCCGCCTCGCGCGCCAGCTCCATCGATCCGGTCTTGACCAGCCCGGCGATCTGCTCGCCGATCGGCGCCTTGCCGGAGACGCTGGCCGGCAAAGCCTTGAGCGTTTCAAGCCCCTTGGCCGTCAGCACGGCGTCCATCAGCCCGTAGGGTGTCGCGTCCCGGCTTTGGAGGTACCCGGCCCCCTGAAGCCAGACCATCGAGGCCCGGCAAACTTGCGCCTGCGGCAGCATGGCGCCG